AAAAAAAGAAGAATGCGAAAGAGTAATGAAAGACGCTGAGTATCGTGCAAAACATGCAAGGCTGGCAGAACTGATGGAGCAGATGAAACTTGTATTATGGTCAGTAACATGGGAAACACGATACAAGAGAAAATGTAATAAATGTGATTGCTGGAGAAACGTTAAGGTGACGTTGCCGTCTGGAAACACTGTTTCAGACACATGCATATGTGCAAAAACTGCACGTGTGTATCATCCAAAAGAAAATGTACTGTACGAAATAGCCGATAGAGGCCTTGATTTCCGTGTGTGGTATAAAGAAAGAGGAGACAAGGGGAAAGAATATTTTATAGCTGACACAATTGCTGTGATTCCGTCAAAAATCATAGATCGTAACAAAAATTTTGAAGAAATCAATAAAAAAGAGGTTTACGGAATATTTTTTACTTCTTTTGAAGAATGCCAGGAATTTTGCAGTTATCTGAATAAAAAAGAGGGAGTCGCGGGATATGACTACGACAGAGAAGGCAACCTGATTGCAGAAAGTACAGGTGAGGATAATGAATAAAGTCATTTTAATGGGACGGTTGACCAGAGACCCGGAGATGCGTAATTCTAACGGAGAGAGTAACACGGCAATTGCACGCTATACGCTGGCAGTTGACAGACGCTACAAGCGTGAAGGCGAAGCGGGTGCTGATTTTATCAGCTGTGTGGCGTTTGGCCGCAGTGCAGAGTTTGCAGAGAAGTATTTCCATCAGGGACTGAAAGTGGTCGTAACCGGCCGCATCCAGACCGGGAGCTATACCAACCGAGATGGCAACAAGGTCTATACAACAGACGTGGTGGTTGAGGATCAGGAATTTGCGGAAAGCAAAGCGGCGGCACAGAGAAACCGGGAAGAGAGCAGCCAGGAACGACCGGAGCCGATGCCGGTAGATGAGAACGGGTTTATGACACTTCCGGAAGATTTTGACGAAGAGCTGCCATTCGCATGACCGGTCAAAAGCGGTATTTCTGGCTGGCAGTAACCGCAGATGAGTATGAGCTGCCGCTGGCCGTCGAGGATACGGCAGCGGCATTAGCAAGGCGGCTGGGAGTCAGTGAGGATACCGTCAGGGTGATGGAATACCGCGGAAAAAATGAAAGGTACAGAAGAACGAAAAAAGGACCGATGCCGGGCTTTGGAACCCGGTACAAGGTCCGGAAAGTAGAGGTGGATGGATAACATGGCAATATACCATAAAACGTTGCAGTATCACGAAGGTGAGAAACAGCCAGGGCTTCCAGTGCTGAAAAATAATGAACAGCGGAGAGCGTGGCTCAGAAAATACAAAGAATGGGGATTGTGGTACGAAGACGAGAATATTGGATGTAAATATTACAAGTACGATTTTGACAACGGGGCAAGATTGATCGCGGAAACATATATCATTCCGGGCAATGAACTCATTCCGGAAAGAGAAAACTGTTATTTCCATCTGGTAGGAGGTCCGGAGGCTGAAAAGAAAAATGGAGTTCCTAAGTGGAATGTAAGAGAAGCTTACAGCAAATATCCCAACAGTGAAATGGAACTGGCAGAATTTTTGAAATCATTACAGAAGGGGAAATAAAAAATGAATTACGACAGAACGTGTGACACATGCAGATACCACGATGAGGGAATGTGTTATTGCCCGAAGAGTGAAGAGTTCAGAGATGTTACAGTGAACACATACTGCTGTGGACAATACAAAAGAAGCTGGAAAAAAGCCATGGTTGAGGCGTTCATGAAAGGGGCAGGAAGATGAGCGATGAAAGCAGCAGAAAAAAATGTAAAACGTAAAGCACATTATGATCATCTGGAGCAGAGTGTTGATGCTGATGCAGCCAGAAGATTCCATGAACCAGCCGCAGTAAAGAGCAAGATGACAAAACTGGCATCAGTCAAAATTATAGAACATTACATAGAACACACCGATGATGAAGACGGTGAAATCCTGGAAATAATAGCAAGGAAATGCATGAGGGGAGGCGATGCCGGTGGAGATGACAGAAAACGACAAGAAAAAGGAGTTCCTGCGAAGATACAGGGAATGTGAACGGAGGGAGCAGGAGATCCTGGAAGAGATCCAGAGACTCCGGATGGATCAGATGTTTCCATCCATGGTCAATGACGGGATGCCGAAAGGCAGCCAGCAGTCTGATCTGTCGGATTATGTGGTAGCTATGGAGAGACAGATCGGCCGGCTGAAACGGGAACGGCTGAAAAAAGCAAGGACACGTGAACAGATCGACCTGGCAATCAGACGTATGGAGAACCCGGATGAGCAGAGGGTGCTGCGACTGAGGTATCTGTGGGGGCTGAATTGGGACGATATCGGAAGAAAGATGGGGTATGATCCAAGACATGCAAGAAGAATTCACGGATGGGCATTAAAAAATTTCAAGATGTCCTAGAATGTCCGCCTTGACATGTGATATAGTGTAATCAGTTCAGTTTGGGAATGATGCTGACATGATTGGTTCTTTTCATTTACCTCCGTATATTGTATATCTGCCGGGTCTCAACAGCCCGGCAGCATTGGAACATAGCTCAGTCGGTGAGAGCAGCTGGTTCATAACCAGTGTTTGTCGAAGGTTCGAGTCCTTCTGTTCCGATTTCCCTGATGGGGACATATAAGAATCCTTTCTCAAAAAGAATACTACATTTTCCGCAAGAAGACATCTGGCAATGCTGGGTGTCTTTTTGTGTACTCAAAAATAACAACAGAACAAAGGAAGGAGAGGTGATAGGAAA